GTGTAAAAGTGGCTGAGCCGTTGTGAAGAACGAATCTTCGTAGTAAAGAAAAACTACTGAATCACACGATAGGCCTGAATAATCGTTAAAAGAGCAGGGGAGGGAGGAACCTTATCCTACGATAAAGAAGGTGGGTGGTGGTATGAATAATACTAAGAACCTGAGCTCCTTTGTCGTGCAACCCTATAGGAGGAAGTATCTTCGAGACTATTGTAGAAGAATGTCACAGGATGATACAACAGAACTATGGGACGACAATGTTGCCAGTGTGCTTGAAGAGCAAGGTTTCACAATCAAGGATTCGCCTAGATCCGTTTATAAGGTTGAGAAGCTATACGAAGCACTGGCCAAGTACGCGCCCAATAAAGCACCAATGGTAAATATTCATGATGAGCATGTTTATCAGGGTGTACGCCTCGCACGTGCTTGTTTTGCTAAGAGACCAAGTGATAGATTGCTCAATCTTCCAGCTTTCACCCCAGAATTGGTCTACAAGATCACATCAAATAAATCTGGTTCTGCTGGATTAACTGCATGGGGTCAAACGAAGGCTGAGTCATATGTTCGTGCATATGATCGTGGTTTACAGCAAATTAAAGGCGTTAAGTTTCCGGATCCATGTGTTGCTTTTAAGAGAACTCAATTTGATGACAAGACTAGACTTGTGTGGGGTTATCCTTATGCAATGACAGCGCTTGAAGGGATTTTTGCGAGACCTTTAATTGAGGAATTTAAAAAGAATCACACTCCTATGGCGTTCGCCATGCCGACCGGTGTTCTGGGAACAAAGCTGAGAGTCGCATCATATCATAATCAAGTTGCTTACTCAACTGATGTTAAATCATTTGATTCGAGCATTAGTGCAGCTTTGATTCATGAAGCTTTCAGGATTCTATCAACATGGTTTAATCTATCAGAGATTGAACCGACTAGTGGTGAACCATATGGAGTAATCTGGGAGCAGGTTGAGCATTACTTCATTCACACACCTATTTTCATGCCAGATGGTAATGTTTATAAAGGCAAGAAACATGGTGTTCCTAGTGGGTCGTACTTCACTCAAATGATTGATTCAATTGTGAATGTGATCATGGTGGGAGCCATTAGTTCGAAGTTCTCACTACATGTTGATAGAAATGACATCTTCGTTCTCGGCGATGATGTGTTATTTTGGTCAAATCGTGATGTATCTTTGAGTGATATATCAAAGTTTGCCACAAGTGTCTTCAATGCCGTCTTTAATGAAGCGAAATCATCTAAGTTTCATTATGATGACGTCATCCACTATCTAGGTAGGGACTGGAAAAATGGATTACCCACGTTGAATGAGGAGGATATTCTCATTAGGATGGTCCAACCTGAAAGATTCCGAAAGTATCCTCAGGATCCTGAGGCAAGGAGGAGGGCTGTACGCATGTTAATCATGTCTTATGTATCAGTGTACCGAGATGCCAATAGGATTTGGGTCAAGTCTGAGAATATGAAAGGTAGATGGTTTAGGGGACTGGATACCTATGAGCGTGACGCCACAAGAGTGGTTGATCACGGGGTTGTGAGAATGGCTTCATATCCAATTGAATACTTCTCGGGTCTCATGAGATATCGATTGAAGTATATGGATAAACAGGAC